AGCTGCTGGGACGCCTCAGCCAACTGCTGTGGGTCTACAGTGCTGGGCTCATCGGATAGCCCGAGGAGATCAGAGGCGGCGCCCACCGCTCCCTCTACGGCGTCGATCACCGGCGAGACGATGCCCAGTATGGCGTCCACTGCGTCGCTGATTGTGCTCGTGATGCCGTCCCAAAGGAAGATCATGAAGTCACTGAAGCCCTCCCATACCGACACCAAGATGTCGATCGCACCCGACACCACCGAGACAATGCCCTCCATCACCGAGGCAATGAAGTCGACGATCGGCGGGATTACAAGCCCGATGAAGTCAACAATGCCTTCGATGATCGGTATGAGGACCTCGATCAGCCCCGTGACCACTCGCACCACGAACCGGATCACTCGCAGCACGATCGGGATCACCGCCCTGGCCACCCGGGCAAGGGCAGGCAACACCCGCTGGATGATACGTGCGATGACCGCCACCACCCGCAGCACCACCGGAATCAAGCTGCGAACGATCTCGAAGGTCAGCTTGAAGATGGTCCCCCACAACTCAAGCATGATCGGCAGGAAGGATGCGGTGATCTCGATGACCAAACCGATCACCGTCTTCCATATCTCGACGAAGACCGGGAACAACTCCAGGGCGATGTTGACAATGTCTTTGAACAGCAACTCCAACTCGGGCAGGAGGGCCTCAACGGTAAGAAGGAGCTCCTCCACCATCGTTGACCAGACCTCGAACCACTGTTCGGCCACCTCCATGATGGCCGGGACGATCGGCCCCAGCAGTTGGACGATGGCTTCTCCGAGTCGCTGCAGGAACTCGCCGACCCGCATCAACCCCTGGCGGACGAAGGCTGCGACCTTCGCGATGGTCCCTCCTGCGCCCTCCGCAGTCCCCAACAGCTTCCCGATCGCCGACTCGCCACCCTGCATGAAGGTGACGAAGTCCTCGACCAGGAGGATGATGAGGATGATGACCGCAGGGATGAGCAGCAGCTTCGCCTGAGCGAGCGTCGCGGCCCTCCCCAACACCGCAAACGCCTTTGCGCCTGCGAGCGCCGTGGCTGCGATCTGCTGGACTGTGGCGGCGGTCTTGAGGGTTGCGATGGCACCGAGCACGATCAGCAGCTTGCGGCCGTTCTGCTCGAAGAAGCCAGTGATGCGCTCTGCAAGGCGGACCTCGATTGACCACCGAGCGAAGGAGTTGGCTGCCCTCGTCATCGCTGGCAGCAGCTTCGCGGCGAGTTGGTTGCGGATGCCTCTGACCGCCAACTGCGCTCTGAACATAGAGTCGTTGAACTGTTCGGCGCCCGCGGCCGTCTCATCGCTGATCACCACCCCGAGGTCACGGGCCTCCTGGCGCATGCCCTCGATGCCCTCTGCGCCTGCGTTCAGCAGGGGGATGAGATTCGCCCCCTGGCCGCCGAACAGCTTCAGGGCGAGCTCGGTCTTCCGGGTACCGTTCTCCATCGTCTGGAAGCTGTCCGCCACCTCCAGCAGCAGAGCCTCCTGAGACTTGAGCTCCCCGTTCGCGTCCTGAACGCTGATGCCCAGCGCGTCAAAAGTCTCCTGGGCGCCCTTGCCTCCTCTCGCGGCGGCGCCAGCCTGCTTCGTCAGAGTCCTCATGCCCTTTGACAGGCCATCGATAGACGTCCCGCTGAACTCTGCGGCTACTCCCAGCTCCTGGTATGCCTCTGCCGTGATGCCCAGCGCGGTGGCTTGCTTCGCCGCCTCATCAGCGACGTCGGCAAAGTTCCCGAAGAAGCGCTCGAAAAGTGCTCCCGAGACCACCACCGCGAGCCCCGCTTTCAGCGCCGTCCCCCACTGAAGGGTACGGTCCCGCGCCTGTCCCATCTTGACGCTGGCTGCGTCCACCCGTTGGTTGAACTGGTCAACCTTCCGGGTATCGGTCCTGAAGCCGAGCCTCGCAACCAGTTCCCGAACGGTCACGGCCACTGCGCTACCTCCTGCCCCTCAGTTCCTTCAGCCCGTCCTGCAGCGCTTCGTCGGCAATGGCTTTGAGCTCCGCCTTGACGTTCAGGAAGCGGTGGCATCTCGCCAGATCCACCAGGGTCCAGTCGTAGCACACCTCGGTGAGCGAAGCGACACCCTCTGCCACCACCCGCCAGATCCGCCAGTCAAGCTGTGCCTGCTCTACGACTGCGGCTGCGCGCTCTGCCCGGCGAGCTTCTGCTGGACTGCTGATCCGAGTTGGTCGAAGAGCAGGCCCAGTCGGCTCCTCAATAAAGGGCCGTAGTTCGCCCCCAAAACGAACGCCACGGCCGCGATGAGCTCGCCGTAGTTTGCCTGGTACGCCTGGTCGAAAACGTCCTGGACGCGCTGGTTGTCGCGGATCGTGGTCGACAGGATCTGCTTGATGAGGTCGACCCCGCCGGCGGCAAGCAGCCCCCTGGCGAACCCCTGGATGCCCGCCTGGAGCTCCTCACCGTTGAGCTCTCGGTCAAGGATGCCCCCTCCAGTCGCTGACTTGCCGATGGCGCCGAAAATGCGCGCCGCATTGCCGGCACCAACGTCCATGGCAATGGTCATGATCTCAAGGCCAGCCGACACATTGAGGGGGTAGGTCTGATAACTATGGTCCGTGCCGTAGTCGTCGGTGATGGCCTTCGAAATCGGCTCGCGGAAGGGCGCAGCGTTGGCTGCTGCCTGCTGTCGGTGTCCTGGCATGCCGTTGCCGTGGGGCCTCGTGAACGGGGTGTGCGGGGGCATGGTGCTGCCTCAGTGATGGATCAGAAGTTGCCACCGATGGAGCTCTGCAGGTTGCCGCAGCGGATCGGCCACTCGGTGTTTCCGACGTCCCGCCCGTAGGTCTTCGTCGGGGTGCGAAGGATCCAAGCGTCATTGCTGAAGGCGAGGCTGGTGCCCCGGAGATCGCGGATTTGCACCGACAGTTGCGCAAGGCCAGTCAGTTGGTCAACGGTGGCCAGCCCGTTGAGAAAGTCATTGCTGATGGACGTCTGCAACAGCGTGAGCGTGATGGTGCCTCGAGGGTCATTGACCTTCGAGCGTGCAACCTCTCCATCGTTGCCAGCAGCATCCCGCCACGCATCGTCGTTGAACTCGACGACAATCGAATCGCCGTCTGCAAACCCGCTGATGATCACGCCGTTGACAGTGGCGATGACCTCTTTGGCGCTGTATGTCCTGGTGGCCATCAGGGCCCTCCTGTCAAGTCGTGATACTGATGAAGCCGTTGACGGTGACCTGTTCGATCGCGCCGGCCGCCGTCACCTCGAAGTCCAGCCGCAGCAGCCTGGCCGCACGGTCTGCCGGCAGCACATCCTCCAACAGTGGTGCTGTGACCACGATCGTCCCCTCGACGAAGTGGCCAACGTCGACGCCGTTGGTCAGGATCTCACGCACCGCTTCGGCGAAGACGCTGATGCCCGCGTCGGTGTAGGGCACCTTCTCGTTGCGGTTGCTCGCGTCGACCAGGATGGTCGAAATCCTCTCCTCGATGCGAGCCCGCACCCAGTCTGCCGTGGTCCGCAGATCGATCTGGCGACCTGTGGCGAAGACGCCGTCCTGCCAGACGCCGAGGAAGCTCATGAACGGCCCGAAGAGGTTGACGTTCTTCGCCCGGGCGTTGTTGACCTCAGTGTCGGTCAGGGACTCGGGCGTCAGCCCAGAACTCCTCGAGTAGCGCCACAGGGTGGTCCGCGCGTCGAGGTCCGTGGCGAGCTTCTGTCCCATCCACGACATCGGGCCGTGCTCGGTGTCCTGGCTCTTGTAAGCCACCGCCGAGCGGAAGTAATTGTTGCTGTTGAGCGTGCTTGCGAGGTCCGTCGTGACAGCGGTCAGGAGGTCCGCATCGCTCGACTGCGCGATGAAGATGCGTCGCCCATCGCCCTGCACCCAGTTGGCAGCCTCCTGGTTCTCGGCGGCGGCCCGGCTCTCGATGGCCAGCCCGTACCAGTCGGAGTCGGCATCCGCGATGAGTTGGAGCTCGCTGGCGAGGTTGATGTTCGGAGCCGTGGTGACCTCGGTGAGCCCCTGCGGGCCCGGCGGAGTCACCGGGGTGTAGAGGCTGGAGAAGGTGAACGCGACTCCGGCGATGTCTGCAGTGACGGTGATGTCGGCGCCAGTTCCGCCGACCGTGACCGGTTCGCCAGAGAGCGCAGTGGTGAGGGCTGCGCGCACGGCAGTCGCAATCACCGATTCGCTCTCACCACCGACCGCTGTGAACGTCCCCAACTGCCCGTTGACTGTGATGTCAAACTTGTCGCCGCTCACCGCCGTCCCGGTGCCGATCGTCCATGTGACCAGTTGGGCCTGGTCGGGCTCCACCCGGCCGATCTTCGCGCTTGCCACCCGAGGGGTCTGGGCGAAAGCGGCCCGGATGCCGTCGGCCATGAAGGCGCTGATGAGGCTGGCGTCTTCATCGACCTTGACACCCGCGTTGTCTGTGTAGACTCGGACGCGCTCCGCGAAAGAGGCGGCGCCTGCCAGCAGGGGAATCCCAAAGCCCGCGACGCTCGGGGTCACTGTCTCGAGCAGGATCACAACCTGCACACTGTTGTCGAGGGCTGCCATGGTTCCCCTATGGGTCGTTGATGGTCTGCGTTACGTCGACCGTCTCGATGGCATCGAGCTCTGAGTCGACCTGCCGTCGGTACCGGAAGAGGAAATCAGAGGCTGTCTGCTCCTCGAACAGGGTATCCCGCGCGACACCGCTGTCAAGGAGACCTCCGACCGAGTGGCTGACAATGATGCCGTCCGCGTCCGACAGCTCAACCTGGGCCGGGTCATCAAGGCTGTCCTCGATGGCTCTCATGAGCTCACGGTGGCGGTCCCCATAGGCCACGACGCCCAACGTGCCTTCGCGGTGGTAGTCGCGCTGGTATCGGAACCCCGACCCGAGGACCTCATCCGTCAGCCTCGCATCGACCCTGGCCCCCAGTTGAATGTCTGACAGCAGGGCTATCGACACGTAGGGGAGCCTTGGGCGCGGCGTGGACTGGCCTGCTGTGGTCCGAGGACGTTCGTAGATGACCTCTACCACATGCCCGCCGCCAATGATCGCATCGAACGGCGCCACCGCCCGGCGGGCCCATTTCTGCAAGGCGAGCTCATGTGCCTCAGTCGTGCGCATCAGGACTCATCCCCCGCCTTCTCGCCGAGGATGCACTTGAAGTGCGGCAGACCTTCGGGGTGCGCCGCAGCCCAGTCCTCTACGCCGATCACCTCCAGCCGAGAAGGCGG